GAGTAAGTCAGAGGCTCAATTGCTTCAGATGACTAATCAGATGGATTTACAAAAACTAGAGGTTAAAGCTAAGTTAGAAAAAGAATTAGAGGCTATGAAGTTTCAGCACGCTATGGAATTAAAAAAGCTAGAGATTGAAGGTTTTGCTAGCAGAGACGGTAATAAAGAAGATAGAAAAGATAAAAGAACAGAGAAACAGGCGTCACAACAAAGCAGAATGATTAGTCAAAGAAAAAAAGACTTACCTCCAACAGATTTTGAAGGAGAGAATCAACAGCAAGTACAAGGGCCTCCAATGGGAGAAATGCCTCCAATGGGAGGGCAAATGCCACAACAAGCGCCACAAGATCCAATGCAGGGAATGATGGAAAAGATGAACCAACAAAACATGTTGTAATTTATCTTACTTTTGTAAAGTAAAATATAATTTAATTAAATATGAGTGATGAAACAATAAAGGTAGACCTTGCCCAAAAGGGTGACTCTGCTAATAAAGACCAATCTAGTGATGTAGATTTTAAAGTAGATTTATCTAAACCTCCAGAAGCTGAAGAAACTTCAAAGGATGAGAGTAAACCAAAAACTGAAGAAACATCAAAAGAGGGTGATGAACCAAAGGTAGAAACTAAATCAAAAGATGAAGAAAAGCCAGAAGTTCAAGATAAAAAACAAACTAAAGAGGAAATATTAAGCGCGTATTTGACAGATAAATATGAGTTAGATATTAATTCTTTAGAAGACGTTCTTTCAAATAAGGATAAAAAACAAGTTAATAAACTTCCTGAAGAGATTGAAAAGTATCTAGAATATAAGAAAGATACTAATAGAGGGTTAAAAGATTACATGAAGCTACAACAAGATTTTGATGAAGCTAATCAAAGTGATCTTCTTGTTCAGTATTATAAAGAAACAAATCCAGGTCTCAATGATGAGGATGTGTCTTTTTTAATAGAACAAAAGTTTGAATATAAAGAATCTATTCATACAGACTCTGAAAAGAAGGTTAAAGAACTTGAAAAGAAAAAAGAATTATTTAAAGCTAAACAGTATTTTAATGATTTAAAGGAAAAATACAAGTCTCCGCTTGAGTCAAGCAATGAGAATGTACCTGATGAATATAAAGAGGCGTTTAGTAATTATAATAAGTACCAAGAAGAATCTAAAAAAAACAAAGAGATTCAAGATAATCAACGTGCTGTCTTTGACGAAAAAACAAGAAAACTATTCAATGACGATTTCAAAGGTTTTGAATTCAATGTAGGAGAAAAAAGTCTTGTTTATCAACCTAAAGACTCTAAAGATGTTATGGAGAAAAACAGTAACCTTAACAATTTTATTTCAAAACACATTGATGAGAAAGGCTCTTTGAAAAGCGCTGCTGATTACCATAGAGCTATGGATATAGCTATGAATCCTGAAAAGTATGCAAAATTCTTTTACGACCAAGGTAAATCTGACGCCGTAAATGAAGTTGTCAAAGACGGGAAGAATATTAATATGGACGTTAGAAGCAAGGTTGATTCTTCGACAACAGGAACTAAATTCAAGGTCTTACAAGACTCTGGAAATTTTAGTTCTGGATTAAAAATCAAAAAACGTTAAATTATTTAAAAAACTAAAAAATGGCACAAACTATAACATTTGGAGGAAACGGAGCCTTAGGAGGTTCTACTTCTCTTACGCCAGCACCATCTAAGGGGTTACAAAACTCAAACTACCTTAGCAATGCTGACTATACTTTCGCACAACAATTCATGCCTGACTTGTATGAGAAAGAATTTGAAAAATACGGAAACAGATCTATCGCTTCTTTTTTAAGAATGGTAGGAGCTGAACTTCCATCTAGTTCTGATTTAATCAAATGGACTGAGCAAGGAAGATTACACGTACAAGGATCAGGAACAGTTACTGATGGAAACACTTTAGCAGTTACAGGACACAACTTTAGAACAAATCAAACGATTATCGTATCTAATGCTGCTGGATCAGTACAAGTAAAAGCTTTAGTTACAGACGCAAGTGCAGCTGACTCTGTTGAGGTAGCACCTTATTCATTAGCTGATATGGTGACAGGTACAGGGTCTTTTTCTGCAAATGACGCTGTAAAAATCTTTGTATTCGGTTCTGAATTTAAAAAAGGAACTAACGGAATGGTTGGATCTTTGCAAGCTGATTTTGAAGCTAAAGAAAACAACCCTATCATCATCAAAGACAAGTATGAAGTTAGTGGTTCTGAATTAGCACACGTTGGATGGGTAGAAGTAACTACTGAAAACGGAGCTTCTGGATACTTATGGTATTTAAAATCTGAGCACGAAACAAGATTAAGATTCGAAGACTACCTTGAAACTTCAATGGTAGAAGGAGAACCAGCTGCTGCTGGATCTGCTGCTTTAGCTGCAGGTTACAAAGGTACAAAAGGTCTTTTCTATGAAATCGAAAATGGAGGAAACACTTCTTCAGGAGATATCACAGACAGAGATGACCTTGAGGCTTTTGCTAAAGTTCTTGATAAAGAAGGTGCAATTCAAGAAAATGTACTTTTCGTAAACAGAGATACTTCTTTCAAAATTGATAGAGTATTAGCTGATCAAAATAACTCTGGAGCTTCTACAAGTTCTTATGGTTTATTTGACAACGACGAGGATATGGCTTTAAATCTAGGATTTACTGGATTTAGAATTGGATATGACTTTTATAAGTCTGACTGGAAATACTTAAACGATGCTACTACAAGAGGTAACATTGGTGGTATTGACGGAATCATGGTTCCTGCTGGGACAACTACTATCTATGACCAGGTATTAGGACAAAACGCTAAACGACCATTCTTACATGTTCGTTACCGTCAGTCTGCTACTGAGGACAGAAAGTATAAGTCTTGGGTAACTGGATCTGCTGGTGGAGCATCTACTACAGATAAAGATAACATGGAAGTACATTTCTTATCAGAAAGAGCACTTTGTGTTATGGGAGCAAACAATTTCATATTGATGCAATAATACCTTTAAAGAGGGTGTCTTATGGATGCCCTCTTTTTTTTAATTTAATTTAATTTTTAATATAATGGCAACAAAAACTACTAAAAAAGGCTATTCTGGTCTTTTCCCTAATATGCAACCAAAAACTAGGGTTTTCATTTTAACAAGCAATAGAACACCAATAAGACATATGATCGCTGTAAAACACACGGCATCAAAACCACTTACATTTAATGATAGTGGATTAAACAGAGCTTTGAGATGGGCCACGAATCAAGTTACTCCTTTTGTTGATGAACAAGATGGATTAGCTACATTACAGCCAATAATTTTTCAAGATGGTAAATTAGTTGTTGATTCATCACAAATGAATTTACAAAAGTTTTTAATGATACATCCTGCGTTTGGTGTTAAATTCGAAGAGTTTGACAAAGAAAAAGACGCAAGCGAACAAGTTGAAACAATGGCTAGTAAGTTAGATGCTCAAATAGCAGCTAAAGATTTAGATATTAATGACCTAGAAGCAATCGCAAGAGTTGTTTTAAAAGGTAAAAGCAATATATCTTTAATGACCTCATCAGAATTAAAAAGAGATATGATAATCTGGGCGGGAAATAATCCAGAAGAATTCATGGATCTTTTAAATGATGAAAATTTAAAACTTCGAAACCTTGCAGTTAGAGCTGTAGAGATGGGTATACTTCATGTTAAATCTGACAACAGAACAGTTGTATGGGGAGACAAGAAAAGCCAAAAAGTTATAGTTGTTCCTTACGGAGAAAACGTATATAGTGGATTAGCTTTGTTTTTCAAAACAGATGAAGGCTTGGATGTTTTACAAAAAATCACAAATAGTTTATAAAACTAACCAATTACTGTTAAAGGAGAGAAGGAGGTTGCAATTTGCGACCTCTTTTTTTTTGTACTTTTGTAAAAAATATATCCCATGATTAACAGTGTAAGAAACACAGTCTTATTTTTATTAAATAAAGACAATAGAGGGTACATTGCTCCTTTAGAGTATAATTATTTTGCAAAGCAAGCTCAATTAGAAATATTTGAACAGTATTTTTCTGATTATTCAAAAGCAGTACAACTACAAAACTCTAGAAAAAAAGCAATAGGGCATGGAGATACCGTGTCTCAAATTCAAAACAAAATTGACATATTTACGGTCAGCTCAATTTTAAATTACAATGATATTAACTCTCCTTCTGTTGGAGGTGTAAATGACTATTTTATTCTTCCATCTAATCTTTATAAACTTATAAACGTTACGTATAAAGGAAAAATTGCTCAAGGAGTTCCTACTTCTAAATTTGATATGTTAAATAGTAGCAACCTTACAGCTCCTTCTATAACTTATCCTATCTATAAAAGAAATGGTTCAAATATTTTTGTGAGACCTCTGAGTATTAATTATACAGCTCAAACCCCACAAGGTACAGAGCCGCCGTTAATTTGTAATTACGTAAGAAAACCTATAGATCCTGTTTGGGGATACAACACAATAAACAGCGATCCTGTATATAACTCAGATTCTTCAACTAATTTTGAAATACCTTCTTCTGATGAAACATCTCTTGTTATAAAAATATGTAAATTAGCAGGACTGAGTATTAGGGAAAATGATGTTGTGCAGGCAACTACAGCAATGGAAGGTATCGAATATCAAAAACAAAACTCATAGATTATGCCTATAATTGGACAAGACTTAACGCAATCTCAATATTATCAAAACGAAGGGAATACTCCAACTAATGATAATTGGGGAACATATCAATATCTTTTATTGGAAGATATTATAAACAATTTTTTATTAAGCTATGTTGGTGATGATAAGGTGATTAATAAAGTTGATAGAAATGAAGTAGTTTTTCATGCAAAAAGAGGGTTACAGGAAATTCATTATGATGCATTAAGAGAGATATTAGGTTTTGAAGCTCAAGTTCCTGAAACACTACAAATGCATTTACCACATGATTTTGTAAGCCTTGTGAAAGTTTCATATGTAGGGTCAGATGGCTCAACACACGATATAGTTCAGAACTTTAATTCAAAAATCACTAAATCTTATTTGCAAGATAATAGTGCTCAAAAAAATATTTTACTAGATTCTAGCGGAAATGCATTAACTGGTACTCCAGTAATAGAAACTAATTGGAGAAACAAGAGGCCAGATGGTCTAGGAAGCACAGGGAAGCTGTCTAAAGGAAAAAGATTTGGAATGGACACTTCTACAGCAAACAGCAACGGAAGTTATCTTATAGATAAAAACTTAGGTATGATTTTATTTAGCTCTAATCTTCAAGAAGAAAATATTATTATACAATATGTTTCTGATGGAGTTTATGGGTTGTCTGATAGTGAAATAAAAGTTCATAAGTTAGCTGAAACTTTTATGTATGACTACCTGCAATCAACAATATTAAAATCAAAGTTTGGAGTACAAGAGTATATTGTTAGAAGAGCTTCTAAACAATCATCAGCTTCACTAAGAAATGCTAAGATTAGATTAAATTCAATAAAACTAAACGAATTAACTCAAATATTGAGAGGTCGTGATAAGTGGATAAAGTAATATGAAAATACAAAACACCTTTTCAAAAGGAAAAATGAACAAGGATTTTGATGAGAGACTTGTTCCTGACGGAGAGTATATTGACGCTTTAAATGTTAGAGTTGTTAATACAGCTGGTTCTGATGCTGGTGCAGTTGAAAATGAAAAAGGAAACACTAAATTAACTTTTATCTCTGAAGCAAATAACCCTATATGTATAGGATCTGTTTCAGATGAGGTAGGAGAAAAAATATATTGGTTTGTTGTAAATTCCTTAAATCATTCTTTTGTATACGAATATAATTCAGAGACAGCAACCATGTCTGTTTTACTTCAAGACACAAGAAGTGCAAACGATCAAGTTTTAAACTTCAATGAATATTATAAGGTTACGGGAGCTAATGTTGTTTACAACACATCTACTAACCAAAATCTTTTATTGTGGACAGACGGATATAATCCTCCTAGGTGTATTAACATACAAAGAGCTAAAACGTATGGAGTAAATAACTTTATAGAAGAAGATATAAACTTATACAAAAAACCACCTAAAAAAGCACCTACAGTCACTCCTTATAGTACGGCTCAAGTTACAGAGAATGCTGTAAAGGAACAGTATTTTGCTTTTTCTTACAGGTATAAATATTTAGACGGAGAGTATTCTGCGTTATCTTCATTTACAGACTATCAATTTACACCATCTACAAAGTTTAGATTAGATTACAACACAATGGAGAATCTATCTATGCTTAATTTATTTAACGCGTATAGAATAGGTTTTAATACAGGAGATAAAAGAGTTACAGATATACAAATATGCTTTAAAAACCCTAACTCTAATTTAATTTTTGTAGTAGAAAACTTAAATAAGAAAGAAAAAGGGTATCAAAATGAAACAGAAAAAACTTACTCTTTTAGTAATAAAAAAATATACAGAGCTCTACCTGATGATGAATTAGGTCGTATATATGACGACGTTCCCTTAACAGCGAAAGCTCAAGACTTTATACAAAATAGAGTTGTATATGGAAATATAACTAAGCAATATGACTTAGTTAGAGTAGAAGGAGAAGATGAAAAAATAAAAATAGATTATACTGCTGAAAAAGTGTCTTTATCTCAAGACGGATACGAAGGAACCTCTTCATTAAACTCAAATCAAACTTTATTTACTTTAGATTTCACTAATTTTGATTTGAATAAGGGGTATTCTGTTTTTTTAGGATTAGCTTTAGAGTCTGCCGAAGCTGGTACAGCTCCCAATGTCTATTTTAATGGAGAATTTGTAGGTGATAATGCGGTTGAATTAACAGAGAGTTATAATAATGCTCAAGAGTTTTCATCTTCAAACGACTTTGAGGAGCTTATAACTGCTTTATCAAATAATTTTTCAACTTTAGTTACAACAACAACACCTCCTGATAACGTAGCAATTACTTATGGTTCTTTTTCTTTAGAATCAACCACAACAAACACATTAACATTATTAGCTCCTTCTATAATTCATAAAGTGGATAATACGCCAGGAGACACAACTGATGTAAACTTTACAAATATAGAGGAGCCTTTTAAATTTACAACAGAATCATCTTTTTATGTTAGAGAAACAAATTCAAATTTATCTTTAAAAAGTAATAGAAGTTATGAGTTTGGATTGGTTTATTTAGATAAAGACGGCAGGTATTCTTCTATTATACCAGCTTCTAACACTTCTGGATATAATTCTTCGGAGATATTTGTTCCAGTGGAAAATTCTGTTGACTTAAACAGGGCTAAAATAACTATAAACCACCTTGCTCCGTATTGGGCTGATAGGTATAAATTCTTTATTAAATCTAATAGAGATAAATTTTATAATGTTTACAGTACTATATTTTATGAAGACGGTGTTTATCGTTGGGTTTTAATGACTGGTAATAACATTCATAAAGTTGAAGCTGGGACAAACTTAATTGTAAAATCTGATGATAATGGGCCTTTGATAAAAGAAGTTAAAGTAAAGGTTCTTGCGTATGAAACAAAGAACGCTTTAGATATAGATCAGTCTACAGAGAACGCTTCTAATGAAGGGTGGATAGAGAACAATGTAGACGCTGCCGATGAGCCTATTAAGGAGATAGCAGGTGTTTATATGA